ATCTGCCATTTTCAGGATTGATACCACAGAATACTGCTGGTGCACCATCCCACTTAACGGACACGTTTAATTTTCTACGTGATGAACCTGTCAGCATACCTCTTAATGATTTAAGAAATGCTACTGCATTGAGGCCACCTTCATAGCCGTTATTAATTATTTCGTCTTCTAAATGTTCTAAATGAGTATTTTTTGACTCACTCAAATATTGTTTAAAACTATACATTTTTCTCCCACTGTATCCATTATACAAAAAATCACCGCTTTTGTCAAGCGTTATTCCATCAATATATCGTTGATTTTACATAACTCCAGAAACGACCATCTCGTCAAGTGCTTCATCTTTAACAAATTTTGTTAAATCACTAGGACCTTTGCCGTTAGGAGTATTAAACATAGCCTCATTACTATATTTTTCAAGTGTTCTTTTAAGTAAATTTTTCTCAGCACTAGTTGGTAGTTTATTATTAACTAATTGTACTTCTAATCTATCAAAAGCAAAAAGAGCATTTCTATCATTTTTAACTTGTTTGTTTCTAAAATTTAAAATTGCTTTCTCAGCCATTCTTATTGCTTCACCTGTATTATTAGCAGTGAAAGTTATACCACTATCACTATCTGCGGAATACATCTGCAAATCTTCAAGTGCTTTATCAGAATTGCCATCTTTTTTAGTTTGTAACATGGCTTTTCTAATATCATTACCTTTAAAAAAGCTAGCGTCGGCCATACCAATATCATACTTAATACTTTTAGCCTCCATAATTGTTCTAGCTTCTTGTATTAAATCTCTTGTAATTGTCATTTTATCTATCTCCTTAACATATATTTATATTAAAAAGAGCTTATATCGCCAGCTTTTAAATGTGGAGCAGAGAGTTCTGACCTACTGCCAGCATATCTTAACATATTGATTACTAGTAAATCCCTGGTAGGTTTTGGTAAAGCTGAAAGAATAGTTATCAGTCTTCCACCTAACATTTTTGAATATAAAAATTGTCCTATACGTCTTGCTTTTTTACTAACATTTAATTTCTGCATTTCTCTGGAATTAAACATATCTTCAAAATGTTTTCCTTTATCTGCGTCATTATTTAATGTCTGTTTGCCTAAAGATTTTGCATATTTTAAATACTCAATAACTTGTGGATTATTTCTATGTTTTGCATACCATTTACCATTAAATGTATTCTGTCTTTTAGGAGTCCTAGTCATTTCTAATCCCAATGACAATCCAGTTGACGCTAATTTTTGTTGTTCACTTAAAGTAAACTTCTTAGCAATCTCTACACACCCTGGAGTTGACCTCATAATATTTGGTAAAGAATCCCCACCAAAACTACCGTCTAATGCTTCTGAACCACCAACAATAACACATTGAAAAGAAAAGGAAGGACCTTTTCCTTTTGACTCACCAGATGATCCTTTATCTCTAAATTGTAATTTATGTCTATCTGAAACAAGTATCTTTGTATCAAAAGCACTGAAAAACTTAACAGGATTTTCAGTGAAAATAAACTTTCTAAATCCTACAACTTTTTGTTTAAAATATTTTTCTACATCTCCTTCTTCATAATTTAATGATTTGACTACTGTTGATTGAGAAGCACCAGTTTTCTTTAATGATAATGGTAATAATTCCCCTAGGTCTATTAAGTATTTTATATAAGCATTAAATATTTCAAATTGACCAAAACTAGCTACACCTGTTATAACAAGAGATTTACCCAACTTAATTGGTTTACTTAAATGTTTTGTTTCAGATGTACTTGCCATCTCTTTTAAATTTTGTTTAGCATATTCTGTGGCAAAATAAATATCTGCTGGTGACCATTTATTTAAATCATTAGGTAATATTGGTTTTATTCCTACTCTAGTACTATCATTATTTCTTTTTTCTGCTTTCTTTTTTGCTGACTTAAATATTGTAGTTATGGAATTCATAACATCTCTATCACCTCTTGTATAAAATAAATCTAAACCTTTTGATTTTATTGCTTTTGCTATTTTTGGTCCTGCAAATTTCTTAATTGTGTCATAAATTTTGTTAGCAATATGTACTGAAGAATGATACCAAGAGTTATCTCCTTTTAATAAAGTATCTACATCTCTAAACATAACACCAGGTGCATCCAATTTAGCAGTATTAAATATCTCTTTTAATTCTTTTTCAATTGCTTTTGTTTTGAAGTCTTTATATGAATAAGGAATAGGCTCACCTGTTTTATTGACAGGAAACTTCTCTCCTCGTTTATCCACTACTGCACAAAATAGTGCTTGAGCGGTTTCTGTTGCTTTGGGTGAATCAGCCATACATATATTTATGTATGTCTATCTACGACCTCTTGTAGTTGGAGGGTGATTATATGATGATTTGCCGTTATCTAATAACTGTTCTTTTGATTCTCTTATATCAAAGAATGTAGGGAATCCAAATACACCAAATGTCTTATGTTGGTTTTGAAACTTAACAAGTTTTTTAACGTCTTCTTCAAAAAATGACTCTTTTAATACTAACTTACTTGGCATTTCTACAGCACGCCATAAAATCTTATTCTTTACTTTAACCATTTCTGTTTTATAATAGATGGATGGTTTTCTTTTTCTTGCAGGTTTGTTCATCTTTTTAATCATACTTTAAAATCTGAAAATTTATCATAAGCAGATTCAGTTGGTTGTGGACCTGATGGTTTTTCTATCTTCTCTTTTGATTCCTGATTACTATCTACAATCTGTTGTGCTGTTTGTTCTACATCATACAATCTCATTTTAGCTCTATCAACACCTATGATAAATGCTCTATTGATTGCAGGATCATTGTATCTATTTTTTAATTGTTTAACTTTCATCTGATTAAGTTCTTCTAATTCTTCATTTGATATAAGAGCAAACATAAAATCTGCTGTTGCAGGAAGACCAAAACTTTCTGAAGTATCCTCTAAACCCACATCACTGGACATATAACCAGTTCTTGTTGTTTGTGTAGCAGATACAATTGGTACATTATAAACTACAGCCAATCCTCTTAATTCTTCAGCGATTGCTTTAACATAAAAATATGATGATATATTACCACCTTTAAATCTACTACTTGAACATATATTTAGATAATCAATAAAAATTATATCTGGTTTAAAAGATTTCTTTAATGCAAGTTCATCAAGTAAATTTTTGAAATGTCCTGTGTGAGCAGCTGCTGTAGGATATTCTTTAATAATTAATTGACCTTGTACTCTATTTTGTAATTTGTTAACCTTACTGTCATATATTGATTTAGGCATATCATAAAGGTCATCAATTGTTACATCTAATAAATTTGCGTCAATTCTTTCAGCAATTCTTTCTTCAGCCATTTCTAAAGTTATATACAATACATTCCTGCCTTGACTTATCATAGACGCAGCTAAATGGCACATAAACAAAGATTTACCAACACCTGTTCCTGCTAATGCAACGTTCAAAGTTTTTGGTGGTAAACCACCTTTTGTAATTCTATTAAAATAACTTAAATCAAATTTAACTCTTTCTTCTACTTTGTGGTAATATTCAAATCGTTCCTCTGAATTGTTTAAATAATCGTGTCCAATATGTTGGTCAAATGAAACAGCAAGAGCGTCTGATAATATATTTGGTATTGCTTCTGGTGTATGTTTCTTATCTTTACCATCTATAATCTTAATACCTTTTAATACAGCATTATAAACAGCACGGTCTTTACACCACTTTTCAGTTGTATCTAACAACCATTTTTGTTCAACTTCCTCTTGTTGTAAAGTATTTAACAGTGAGTTTATATTTTTAAACTCATCTTCGGTAAGTGATTTAAGGTTTGATAATTCTATTGATATGGCTTCTTTTGATGGAAGATTATTATACTTAATAACAAAGCCATTTATGATATTAAATAATACAACTTCATTCCTATCTTGAAAAAATTCTTCTTTAATAAAAGGCAAAGCCTTTCTTGTAAATTCTTCGTTATATATTAAATTGGATAAAAGTGTTTTTTCAAATTGATTAGACATAATGAAGATAAGTTCCTACAAGATACTTTGGTTGATTTTTTGGTTTCTCACCTGTATGTTGGTAAGTCCACAATGGGGGAAACATAAGAGCCTTACCAGCTTCTGGTCTAACTCTAATATTATAATCTGTAAATGTTGTATCGCCTCCATCATTTTTATTTAAATATAAAAATATAACTAAAAATCTCCTAGCACTATTGTAATCTGTAACATCAACGTGTTCTCTAAACTCATCTTTATCATTATCTTCGTATTTCTTAAATCTTATCTGTTCAAAGCCAAACTTTTCTGGCCATTGTTTTATAGAATCTATTTTAACATCTTTTCGGTATTTGTCAACAAGTGATCTACACTTCTCAAATAATAATGTGGCATACTCTTGCCAATCCTTGTGTAAATTTAAGTTGATTTCTGTAAAGTGTCTATGATTATCTAAATCTGTTTTAACCCATTGTGAGGAAGAGTCTTCAAACTTATCTATTAAATGCTGACAGTTTTCTTTTGTCAAAACATTATGATAAGTTCTTATATACTTATTTGTTAAATCTGATTGTTCCATTTTCTAATTGTTTTTCTACTACCTCAATTAATATATCACCAATGTAGTTTCTAAATCCTTCAGTAGTTGTATCAATGTTATTAGGATTCTTCTTTATATCATAATCAAATTTCATTGGCAACTCACCTTTAGTATTTTCTTCACTAGCAAACTTTACGTGTCCATAAGTGTATATGATCCCGCTGTATTCTCCTTCTACAATTTTTATGCAGCTGAAGTCATCCACATCTCTTTGAGCAAAGACATATCTATTCTGTGCCATAAAGGAATTCTTTTTTGGCTGCCTTGTCAATTTGAGCGAGAATATCTTTAGTAAAGAATTTATCAGGTTCATTATTGATAGTTTTAGCATACTGTTTACTTCCGTCAGGTAGTTCAACCCTTGTTGATACTGATTTAAATATATCATATTTGATTGCTAAATCTAACAACCCATAGTGTTTATCTAAACCTTTATCATAGGTTAATCTTACATCAATCATAGCATTTTCTTTTGTAAGCCTTGATTTATAATTTTTACAATGTATCACATTTCCAATAACTTGTTTTCCATCTTTTTCTTTTCTTTTAGATAGATAAACAATATTTGAAGCAGCATATTTTAATCCACTTCCACCACCCATTTCTTTTTGTGGGAACATTGAACCTATAACATCATAGGTATGGTTAGTCATTATCATTGGTACTTTTGCTTTACCTAACTTTAATGTTAAAACTCTAAATGCAGCCTTGACAATTTGTGACCTTGTCATATCTCTGGTTTCTTTTCCTTCGGCTGTGTCTGTCATTTCTTTTGTAGTTGATAGCATTCCTAAACTATCTAATACAAACATAATTGGTTTTCTTTTTGATTCTTCTTGCTCTATATACTTGTCAATCACTTTGATTGATTGATGTCTAAATTCTTGTACAGTTGCAACTGGTACTATGACCATTCTTTTACTATCAATACCACGAGCTTCAACTAAATCTCTTGTTAAGGCACTTTCTGATTCAAAATATATTACACCTGCCTCTTTATTCTTATCTAAAAATGATTTTACAATACCTAAAGCAAAAAAAGTTTTACCTGTTGCAGCTTCTCCTGCGATTGCAGTGATTTTGTTTGATGGCAATCCACCAAAAATTGAACCTGAAAGTAGAGCATTAAAGGTATATGAACCAGTGTCAATATAACTAGATACATCTCCTGCTTCAACGCCTTCACTTACTAGTGTAGCGTATTCATTACCTGTTTCTTTAATTATTTCTTTTAGGTAGTCCTTCATATTCTAACATCTCCTTATCATTGTAACTTATAATATAATATTTAATATTATTATTATAACAAAATTCTCTAACAAAGTCAAGCTCTTTAGGTAAAAAATTATGTGATACATAATTATTATATCTCTTATATATCGTTATCCTCATATCCTTTTGCCCTTAACATAACTGGTCTTCCTTTATATTTTGGCAATTTAACTGTATTATCAGGTTCACCTTCCCATTCGAATCGTAACTTTTCATCTTGTGGTACCCAACCAGGTTTAGGTTGTTCTAAATCTTCTTCTTTTATATTCACCCATATGTCTTCAAACATAGTGATAGGATCTATTGGTCCCATTGGTGTAAAGGCGTGGCCTCTTACTTTATTTAATCTGAATTTTAAAAGTTCTTTATTATACTCTTTTAATCTTTGATAATCCCAGTAAGCCTTAAGGTCTAGGTATGATTCTTTTGATATAGCCATGTACATATTTATTCTTTCACCATACACTTTCTTTGGCACATTGATGGTGCTGTATCATAATTACCATCGCTAATACTTTCAGGTAATGTTTTTGTAAACCATTTACTATTTAAAATAGTCTTTAATGTTTTATTTTTTACATTGTGATCCTCTATATTGTCCAAATACTCTTTCATAATAGGATGTTCTTTTGCCTTAAAGGAGTTTCTCTCAAAGTGTATTTTTAAATAACAACATCTGAAAACTTGTCCATCAGGTTGCACAATACATTTCCCATCTCTTTTCCATTGACAAATTATTTTCTTCATCTAGTCTTCCTAAAATACCATCTCCATATAGCAGACCTTGTCATTGAAACAACTGTAAATATTAAAGCAATCTGAAAATTCTCAAATATTGT